GGAGGTCCGGCGTCTAACCATCTGGGAACTCAAACTAGTCGCTCTCAGTGTCGTGCGCACCGAAGAGCGCGCGATTGCCCGCGATTGGCAAACGGCTCAACTTTTCGGAATTGCCGTCAACAATCCCAAAGAATTCCCGCGGCTTTCTAAATTGTTGCCCACCAAGAAGGCGGCATATGACAAGCCGAAGATGAAAAAAGAGGCGGCAAGCCGCGGCTTGCGCGTCCCATAAATTTTTAAGGAGATTTACATGCCGGGTGAACAAGTTGGATCAGCTTTTGCTACTATCGGGCTGGATGCAAGCGCCTTGAATAGCGGTCTTAACGTCGCAAAGGCGAGTTTTTCCTCTGCCGTTGACTCGATGCAAACCAACCTGACAAAAGGCAGTTGGAATAAAGTCGGAGGAACGATAGGCAATGACCTGGTATCCGGTATAACTGCTCCGCTCGGCAGCTTGAGCGGCGTGGCGTCGTCGGTGGTCACCGCCATCGGACCGGTTGGCATAGTCGCCGCTGGAGCGGTCGCTGGGGCAGCTGTCATAGGGGCAGCGGCATCAAAGGCGGCAATGGAGTGGGACGCGGGCATGTCCAAGATCTCCAAGACCACCGGCATAGAAAAAGGCACAGGTGGCTTTGAGAACCTCAACTCCGACCTCAAAGACCTGTATGCCACGATGCCTACCACGGTCTCCGAGATACAGAACGTGGCGTCATCTGCCGGATCTCTCGGGATAGCAAAATCCGAGATCGCTGGATTCACTCAGGTTGCTCTCCAGATGGGCAGCGCCTTCGATATTCCAGCCGAACAGGCCGCCGTCAGCGTCGGAAAAATCAAGTCACAACTGAAATCATATTCTGATGAAGTAAAGGACGCAAGCGGCGCTGTCAACGATTCCAAGTTTGCGCAGCACTTTGGTAGCGCAGTGGATTTCGCAGGCAATGAGCTGAACGCCACAGAATCTGAAGTATTGGACTTCTCAACCAGGACGGCGGGAGCTTTCAGCAACCTTGGCGGGAACATGTACGAGCTTGCCGGGTGGGGCGGCGAACTCGCTTCGGTATTCTCCAGCTCGGAGCTTGCGTCAGGCTCATTCAATGCAGCGCTCAATCAGCTCATGGGCACCACCAAGGGCTCCGAGAATGCCAGAGCCAAGGCCGGAGAGCTGTTAGGCGTCACCCCGGAAGAGTTCCAGGAGTTGATGACCAATGACCCCACCGATACGCTCCTAAACATCGGAAAGGCTATGGAGGGGCTGTCAGATACTGAAAGATTTCAGGCAGCAGGCATCTTAGGCGGCGGGTATGGCGACGACTTCTTCCAAAAAATGGTCGGTAAAACCGAGGAGTGGCGTGGCAAGATTGACGAAGTTGTTGCGGCTGGAGAGAAAGGCGAATCAATAGGAACAAGTTATGCCGCCGGGGCAGATAACGCTAAATCCGCCTTGCAGATGCTGAAAAATTCAGTCGGCGCCGTCTTGACTGATATCGGCGGGCCGATCAATGCGGCAATCACACCCGTCATTACCGCGGCTGCAAGCGGATTAAACAAGATCCGGACCATAGGAGAGAACCTTTGGGGGCCCTTCACCACAGCCATAAGCCCGGCTACGGCGGCTGTTGGCCTCTTAGCTGAAGGCGTCGGGGCAGTCGGTGGCATCTCCCTGGATGTTCTGGTAGGGGCATCAGAGGCCATCAATGAAGGCTTCCAGGTAGGCAGCGCTTTCGTTTCAGCCTTCGGGGAAGAGCTAGCTGATATAGTGACCAGTTCTTCGACCTTCCAGACGCTAAGCGGATATGTCGATCAGGTAGGAACCGCCTTTGACAATCTAGCCACCGGTGCCGGGGAGGTCTTCGACAAGATTGTATCCGGCCTATCGAGTGCTATCCCAACGGCCATATCGGGGGCAGCTTCCGCCGTGGGAACGCTCTTCGACAAGGCGGGCCTGGGCGGGATTACCGACGCCGCAAGCAGCGTTGGCAGCTTCCTGGGAGATGTCTACGACAACGCCGCGGAGAAGCTAGGATGGAGCGTCGAGAAGGGCACCGAAGAGGGCATGGAAGCGGGTGCCGAAAAAGCCAAGCCAAAAATATCCAGTCCTGTGGCGGAGGCCGTCAGGATTGGAGTCAACGATGGATTTGATGCAGCCAAAGACGCCCTAAAGAACCTTGGTGTCTCTGAAGAGCTGGCCGGCCAGATGGCAGCATTCGGCTACACCGAGACCCAGGCTCTGGCCGCAATCAACGCGCAGACATCATCTCCGTTTTCCGGATACGGCGGGGCATTTGGCCGGGGCATCGGTGGCAGTGGCACCAGAGTAACAACCGTGAACGGTGTCGAAGTCGGGCTCCAATTCCAGAATGACAAAAAACAGACACGCGCAACTCTTTTCATAGATGGTCAGGAAGTAGCCGGGCCGGTATATGGCAACGATCCGGATGAAATGCTTCGGCAACTGTTTTCCGAACCGGGGCTGGCATATAACCAAGGGAACGTGTTAGACCTCACCGGGAAAACCGGCGAAGCTGCCATCTGGCGCGAGCGGGCCAAGATTGTAGTAGACTCTTATTACGATTTTTCGGAAGACCTGACCAATGAGATCGAGGAAGCCGGTATAGAGATAGGCGAAGCTTTCGCTTCCGGCATGGTGCCGGATGCTGATCAGATAGATTCTCGGCTAGATGCCATTCGTCGCCTGAAGCTCTACGATCCAGAGGAATATGAGCGGCAAGGCGCGGAAGCGGCTGAAGACTACCTCATATCCCTCCAGAGCGCGCTCGATGCATACGAAGCGGCCAAGATCGCTTATGTGGCCGAACCCAACGAAAATACTCTATCAGACTTTGAAAAGACATTTGATCAGTTACAAGGTCTGGCAGATAACAACCCACTAAAGCTAAAAATCGAGCCAGAAGATAACTACATAGAAGTCCTAACCGCGTATTTCAAGAACAATGGCAACGTCGACTGGAATGCTCTAGGCGTATCGAATCCATCCCGCTACTTGGATTATGCGAAACAGCAACTTGCTTCAGAGGTTTCCGGCTATGCCGAACAAGGCCGGATCGTTCCCGAGGGCGAAACCAGGGACATGTTCCTGGAACTGCAAAATTGGTTCCATACCAACTACTCGACTCTGGATAGTGTAAACCGGACCTCATCTACCCTGTTGGATCAGGCCATCGCAAAAGGCGGGCTCTATTGGGATGCGCTCTATGCCCAAATGGGCCTCCTGTCCACAGATATCAAGACAGCAGGAACCGTTGCCGGAAACGCCATAGAGACAAAATCCGCGGCAGGTGCTCAAAAGATCTTCGATGCATCCGGCTCGTTCAAGATCAGCACCGATGCAGCCGGGCGAGATATCGCCGTCATCGGCTCCCAGGTCCGCAGCGACGGCGTGGCTGGCGGGCAGGCCGTGGCCGATGGTTGCCAGACAGGTGCTAATACTCTGGTCAGCGCATTCTCCTCTATAGGGTCGATTGTGGGGGCTGTAACCAGCAACGCTCTGAGCAACCTATTCAATTCCGCCGCGGCAAAATCTAATGTCGCGTATCCTATAGCAACTACCACAAAAACGGCATCGCTTGGGTTCACCGCCGGGTCGGATCTAAATAATTTCGGAGGTGTTCCGAAAGGATGGACCTCAGCCGTATCCGATGCGAGCGTTGCCACCCAGGGCGCGGTAGCGCAGACCAACAACCTGACAAGCGGTGTCACTGCGCTGGATGGCACTTCTGGCACATGCGCCTCATCGGTTTCCGGGCTCAACTCGGAGCTGTCGCAGTTTCATGTGTTGGCAGCCACGACAGCGACGACGCTTGCCACATCTTCAGCATCCCTGGCAGCCTCAAACAACCTGCTACAATACACAGCAGAAGGCGTCTCGGACTCGATGTATGACTGCGAATGCGCTATTAGCGACTTCGCAAAAGCGCAGGAGTCCACACCAGGGCTATTTTACTCTTCGTACATCGGCCCGACTTCGGGCTATTCAGGTGTGGCCGGCGGCGGCGCTGCAACCTCGATGTCAAGCTATTCGCTGCCTCCGATATTCAGCTTCGCAAATGAGGGCTATGTGCCCTCCCC